TCAGTACCAGTTGTCGCTGCTCAATGGTATAAATTAAGAATAGATATTAATTCTGCTGGAAATAGTGTAACTTTTTATATTGATAATACTTTAGTTGCAACACACACAACAAATATACCATTAGTAACAACTGCTATTGCACCTATTAGTATTATGAATAAAACAATAGGTACATCGGCAAGAACAATGCTAACTGATTACTTTATGTATGAAGAAACCTTTACAAATCCAAGATAATTATGACAATATACGTTTACACATTAGGAAATAGTACGATAGAAACTATTAACATAAATGAAATACCACAAGGTGTTTCTTATGAAACTATTGAAAGAGAAGAAACAATTGATATGATTTCTTTAACAAATGATGCTTTGAAAATTGATTTAGAATATACTTCATTAATATCAGACTTATTAAGAAAACACATTGAAAAGAAAATGCTTGAGGGTGTTGATATTCCACAAGAAGCTATTGATGAAAGAGATAGATTAAGAGCAGAATGTAATCAAAAGATTATTAATTTAGGTATTATTGATTTCAGTTACAGAAGACAAAATATAAAATTATAATTATGCCAGTACAAATTAACTCAGATAAACAAGGTTGTTATGCTCGTTGGGGTGATAACGGTCATAAATATTATTATAAGTGCAATAATAGTATTGCTCGTAAAAATGCTAGAAGCAAAGCACAATCTCAAGGTATTGCTATTGGTGAATATTCAATAGAAAAAATATCATTTGATTATGATGAAACATTAACTAGAAAAAGCGTTCAAGATATTGCTAAACGTTATATAAAAAATGGTATTAATGTTTATGTTATTTCAGCTAGACATAACGTTGAGGTTATGTATAACTTAACTGATGTTCTTGGAATTCCAAGAACAAGAGTTTTTGCTACAGGTTCCAATAAAAATAAAATAGATAAAATAAAAGAATTAAATATCACCAAACATTATGACAATAATGAAAAAGTAATTGATAAACTTATTGGTGTTGGTGAGTTGGTAAAATTCACAATTCTTGAACGTTTTACAGCATATATAAATTTCGTTAAAAATGACAACACAAGTACTAAGTTCTAAAATAACAATTGGCCTAAAGAAATATTTAAAATCTTTGGGCCATATCGATAGTGGTGATTTATATAAATCTATCAACACCAAAGTAACTTTAAATCCAAATTTAATTATTAAAATAAATGGATTAGAATATATTAAATACCTTGATGATGGAAAACTATTAGAAAACTATTTTCAATTAGATTCTACTATTAATTTAATAACAGAATTTACAGCGTCTCAATTAGAATTAACTTTGTAATTTCATTACATTAAGATATGTAACGTGATTTAAAATACTTACAAAATTCATATTATAAACATCTTTATGTTTTGTGATATCACTACCAACTAATCTATAAACAACATTATTCCAAGCCCATTGAGATAGTTTTTCTTCCTCTTCAATTTCTTTTTTTTCTTCTTCAGTATAATCTTCATCAGTGAATTCATTCTCATCAAACTGAGGTGTAAATAAAGGTTTATATATTTCAGTTATTTTATCTTTAAAAGAAATATAATAATCAAATATCCCATAGATATCGGTTATCGGTAGTTCTTTAAATAACTCACTTCTTTCATATATATTTATCGAATCATATGGTTCATAAACTACGGTACCCCATTCATTTATTGATTTTTTTCTATAAAGAATACCACAAATAATAAAGATATTATCTAAATAGTTTTCACTAAAATAATAATTTAAGTCAATGAATTGGCCAAAGGTTATTTGATTTATATCAATGCAATGTAAATCACCAATTTGTCTTTTAAAATTCTTTGATGGTTCACTATTAAGCCATTTTAATTCTTTGATAGTTTTGTTTAAATCTTCAACATCAAGGTCTTCCCATAATTCATCATCTGGTAGCGTATCAGTAAGTATTGCAAGTTTTTCAATTTGTTTAATAAAAAAGGATGATTCACCATCATCCAATTTTTTAATATCAATAAATTGGTCAGCATAAACTTCTTCCCAACCTTTAGGTAAATTAAACTTCATCTGTAAGTAAATTATAATCGTTAATTAATTTTTTAGATAAGAAACCAATTATTGGAATAGCTACATCAGCGTTGATTTGTTTTCTAATTAATTCAGCTTTAAATTTCAAATGAGCTTTATCATAGGTCATTGTTTTATCTAAATCAGTTCTCTTATAAATAACCGCAAGCATTTCACCAAGGTATCTATTATCATTCTTTTTAACGTAATCTTCAATTAGAGTCATTTCTTTAACTGTTAATTTAAATTTCTCATCAAAAGCGGTATAGGTTATTCCATCAAGAACTATCTCTTTAACAAACTCAGTTGAGTCTGTAGTAAAGATATTAAATTCTTTAATCATTTCAATGAAATCAAATGAATCGAAGTTATCGATAACATCTTCTGGTATACCTAAATATTTAAATACTTCGGTCCATTTTTCAATATGATTTTTTTCTAAGTTATTAAGGATTGAACATATATGTTCAAATTCGTTGATTAAGAATTCGTTAGTTGAATTCTTAAGTTGGTAAGTATTACCATCAAATTTTAAGTTTATCATAATTTCTTTTTTATTTATTATTGTAATGAAGATATAAAAATTATTACAAAAAACAATAATAAATAAAAATTAGATGAATAAAAATATACCAAAATTAAAAATTACCATTGATGATGAATATTCTGAAGGTGAAGATTTAGGTGTTAGTATGGTTGCTTTTACCAAAAGGCCAGCAATACTTGTTAAAGGTATGGCGTTCAACTCAAATGCAAAACCGCAATTCTTTAGTGATGATTTAAAATACAGAATATGTGCACCAGCAATGATTCCTATGGAAATTTATCGTTGTGATGATGATGGTGAATATACTGTAAGTTTTAGTGAAGAAGAAATAGATAAAATTCATTCGAAATTTATGAAAAATTATACTTCAACTAAAATTTTTAATTTAGAACATAATGCAGAAGAAGTGGTACCAGCTTATATCCTTGAAACTTGGATAGTTGATAAACCATTAGAAGATAAAGCATTTACAACATTCGGAATCGAAGTACCAAAAGGTACACTTATGATGACATCACAAATTACTGATATAGAATATTATAATGAACTTGTTAAAAATGGCCAAACTGGTTATTCAATTGAAGGTTTTTTAGGGTTAAAATTATCAGAGATTACAAATAAAAATAATACAAATAAAAAAGAAGAAAAAATGAATGAACAAACATTATTACCAGCTGGTGAATATACTGACAAAGATGGTAACGTATTCGTGGTAGCAGAAGATGGTACTGTAACTGTAACACCTAAAACTGAAATGAGCGATGCTACAGAAGTTGCATCTGAAATTGAATCAGAAGTATCTAATACAGAATTATCACAAGATGTACCAACAGAAGATGTTGTACCAGTTGAAGAAGAAATGGCTGAAGAAACACCTGCTGACGCTGCTGTTGATACTGCTGAAGAAGTAGTTGATACTGAATTACCAATGGATTCTTATTCTAAAGAAGAAGTTGATGCTAAGTTTGAAGAACTTTACAGATTAATCGCTAAAATGCAAGCAGAAGATGATTCTGAAGACGCTACTGAAAACGATGTTGTAGAACCAACTCAAATGAGTATGAAAGATAAATTCTCAGCATATGTAGAGTTTACTAAAAAATCTTTATAATTTTTATAAAGTAAAACAATAATAAATAAAATAATAAATTAAATTAAAAATAAAAAATGAGAAATTTAAAATTCGACTTAAACATTGATTCAACTGCGTTACTTTGCCCTAACCCAATTGAATTTTACAGCAAAGCTTATATCACTGAAGACATTGCGGATAACTACCGTACTTTACCTGGTATTAAATCATCTACTAAACTTGCTACAACTTCTTTCACGAACTTGTTAAAAGAATCTAGCTGTGATTTCGTTGCTGGAAACCAAGCATTAGATGCTATCACTATTGACGTATGTGCAGTATCTGCATTAGGTGAAATCTGTAGATTTGACTTAGAGCAATCTTTCTTAAGCTTATCTATGGCTAAAGGTTCTAACGCTTCATTCGAAGTACAACCATTTATGAACTTTTACTGGGATGAAATGGCTAAAGAAATTCAATCAGAAATCGAACAAATCAGATGGAAAGGTGATACTACTAACGCTGCATTCTCAGGTGATTCTGCATTCTTAAAATTATGTGATGGTTATGAAAAAGCTCTTTTAGCTGATTCAGCAGTTCAAGATGTAACTCTTACTGCAATCACTGTGTCTAACGTATTAACAGCTATTAGTGCTGTATATGCTAAAATGGCTACAACTAACCCAGCTCTTATCAACAGAACTGGTGACTTAAGATTGTACGTTGCTCCAAACGTTGCTGCTGCTTACAGACAAGCTGTTGCTGCTGGTAACACTCAAGCTTACGTAACTAAAAACTTAGACTTGACTTACTTAGATATCAAAATCGTAGTTGCTCAAGGTTTATCATCTAACAAAATGGTATTGACTTTAAAAGATAACCTTATCTATTCATTTGATGGTGAAGGTGATGGAAAAGCATTAAAAGCTGTTAACTTAGAAGATTCAGTTGCTGAACCAAAATTAAGAACTAGAGCTAATTTAAAAATTGGTTTTGATATTGTTAATCCTTCAGAAATCGTTTACTTCAACTAATAAGTAAAAAAAATAACTTAAATAAAGGCTGCTGAAAAAATCAGCGGCCTTTTTTATAAATAAAATAATAAATAAAATAAAAACATAAAAATAAAATGGCTTGTAATTTAAATAATTTAATCCCAATTACTCAATCTTGTGACCCTAACTCAGGGGGTATCTATAATGTATATATTATTGATACAGATGATGTAACAGGAACTACTATTTCAACATCTGCTCATACTATTACTGGTATTTCTGCTTCAACTGATTTCACATCTTTTGAATTTAGAAGAAACGTTGGTAGTGTGTCTATAACACCTACTATTGATTTAATCAATGGTTCAACTTTCTATGATGCAACTGTTACATTGATGTTCCATAGACGTGAAGCTCCTAAATCAAGAGCACTTCAAATCCTTGCAGAAGGACAAAGATATCTTGATATGATTTTTCTTGATGCTAATGGTATCTACTGGTATATTGACCACGCTCAATTAAACGGTGGTGCTGAAGAAACTGGTACTCTTAGAGCTGATGGTTCTAAGTATAACGTTACTTTTGTAGCTCAAATGACAAACAGACCTTATGCTATTGACTCTTCTATTATTCCAGCTTTGATATCATAATTTCGCTGATTTAATAATAATTAAAACCCTGTAGAATTACAGGGTTTTTTTATTTTATAAAACAGATATAATAGAAACAATAATAAATAAAAATAAAAGATGATATACATCGAGAAAAATCAATTAAATAACTTCGTTTTAACCTTAACAGAAAATTCTAGAATAAGTAATCCAAATTATTTATTTGAGTTTAAAAACGAATTCATTTTAAATTCAGCACCAATCTATTGGACCGCACCAGATATATCTAATTATACAAATAGATATAATCAATTCCAATTGAATGAAGCAGCGTCTGGTTCAACATCAGGTGGTACAAGTGGAGCTACATTATCTTTGGTAGGTGGCCAATATGCATATACGGTATATGAATCATCAGCTTCAACATTATCTATATCTGCGACCACTGGTAGAATCATTGAAGAAGGTAGAATGGTCGTGGCTATCGAAAATTTAATAACAACAGGAATTACAAACAACATATACATATAAATTATGGGATTTTGGAACTTTAAAAAAGAAAAAAAACAAGAAGAAATAATTGAGGTAAATCAAAATGAATTATACTCAAAATTCTCAACACCATTCGGAATAGTTGGTGGAGCTGATTTAGCTTTACCTTATGTTCGTGCTTATGGTAGCGAATCATTCATTAGATTTGGTATGGATAACTTATACCCTCAATTAATAAATCAAATGTATCATACATCAGCATTGAATAGCTCGATTATTCAATATAAATCAAATGCCGTTATTGGTGGTGGATTCACTATTAAAAGCGGTGATATGTCAGCTATGCAAAAAGTAAGAGAATACTCATTTGTTGAAAGAATTGGAATGGAAAAGATGATGAGACAACTTACCAAAGATTTAATTATGCACGGACGTATTACTTTGTTGGTAGACCCAACAACTAAAGAAGTATCTCTTTATAGAATAGGTCCTGAAAAAGTAAGAAATAATGAATTTAAAACATTATTTACTGTTTCATCTGATTGGAGTAGAAGTATTAATATGGTTGAATATCCAAAATATCACCCAAGTTTAAAATGTAAAAGCGTTTATACTTACGAAATTGATGGTGACGCTGGTGATGATATTTATCCAATACCTGGATATTGTACATCACTTAACGATGCTTTCTTACAAGGTCAAATGGCATATTTACAAAAGAATAATATCATCAATTCAATCTATCCATCATTTGTAATCAAATTAGCTAAAAAATTTGGTTCTGAAGAAGAAAAAATGGAATTCCAAAAAACTGTTGATTCATTAAAAGGTGCACCAGCGGCTGGTAGAGTTGTTGCTTTCGTAGGTCAAACTATTGAATCATTACCAACAATTGAATCAATCGATACGAAAAATAACGATAAAATCTTTGATAGCACAATCACACGTGTTGCAACTGATATTTGTACAGCACATCAAATCGACCCATTGCTTATGGGTATTAGAGTATCTGGTGCGTTAGGTAATGGAAATGAGTTAGCTCAACAATATGTTATTTTTGAAAAGAATGTTGTTATGCCATTAAGAAAAATGATGACCGAAGTTGGTAATAAAATTCTTGAGATTGGAAAAGTTAATTCAACAATCGAAATTATAAATTATCAAATCATTGATGAGCAAATCATCAATATGACTAATAACAACAATAAACAATTATTATAATGGCCGTATATTTTATAACTGAAGCTTTCCTTAAAGGAAATGGAATAATTACATCAAACGTTGATGCAACCGATTATACTGGTTTAATCCAAGGTGTTGCGAAATCATTTGTTAAAAAACAAATTGGGTCATATTTCTTTAACGACCTATTAACAAAATATAATGCTCAAACACTTTCAGCTGATGAACAAATCATTGTTGAAAAAATGCAGTTTGCAATTGCTTGGAGACTTAAATCTGAGGCTACTATCGAATTAACCTATCAATTAAAAAATAAAGGTATCCAAGTTCAATCAGATGATAACGCTGAAGGTATTGATTTACCTACAGCAACTTTCCTTATGGACCGTAACTTACAAAAAGCAATATTGGAAGAGCTTGAATTAAGACAATTTTTGATTGAAAATAAAGATTTATATCCAGAGTTTTTATCAACAGAAAATAAAGATTCAATAATAAAAGGTATATGCTGCAAAGGTAGAAGTGATTATAGTGAAGGACAAGGCATTATGATTATTTGATATATGGCAATACTTTATAGACATAGACGATTAGATACTAATGAAATATTTTATATTGGTATCGGTAAAGAAGAAAAAAGAGCTTTTAATAAAAAAGATAGAAGTAATTTTTGGAAATCAATAATTAATAAAACTGATTATTCAATTGAAATAATTGCTGATGATTTATCTTGGGAAGATGCTAAAGAACTTGAGATATTTTTAATTTCACTTTATGGTCGAAGAAATTTAGGTACTGGTACATTAGTTAATATGACAGATGGTGGTGATGGTACTTTAGGTAGTATTTCACAAATTGGAGATAAGAATGGTTTTTATGGTAAAACTCATTCAAATGAAACAAAAGAAAAATTATCAATTGCACATACTGGTAAAATTATTTCAAATAAAACTAAAAATAAAATGAGTAATTCTCAAAAAAATAATAATAACGCTAAAACTAGATTAGTTTTAAATATAGAGACTGGAATATTTTATAATACTTGTGTTGAAGCTGCTATTGCACATAATATTAAATATAGTTATTTATCACCAATGTTAACTGGTTCTTTTAAAAATAAAACTAATTTAATTTACGTTTAGTTATGGTTTTATAACAAAAATAATAAAAATTAAAACAATGTTTCAATTATATATAAACAAATTAACGATGAAAGAATACGCCTTGGCTATATGTTTAAGCCTTTTAACTATACTAGCACCTATTAAAGCCTTTATAATTATTATAGGTTTATTTACCCTATCTGATACAGCGTTGGGTATTTATGCTACAATAAAAATGAATGGAATCAAATCATTCCGTTCAAATAAACTATTCAATATAGTAATCAAAACATTCTTTTATATGGGTGCTATCTTATTAGCGTTCGTAATTGATAAATATATTTTTGATGGTAGTATTATGGGAATTAAACTTCTTATGGCCAAAGTAATAACATTGTTATTCTGTTATATCGAATTAAAATCATTGGATGAAACTAGTATAAAATTGGGTAATAAAAGCCTTTGGGTTTTACTTAAAGAATTATTTGCAAAAGGAAAAGAATTAAAAAAAGACATTGGTGACCTTATCGATGATAAGAAAGATGAAGAAAATTCATCAGAATCAAAAGAAAAATAAAGTTTAATTAATAAATGGAAATAATGAATGCTCAACGTAACTACAACGAATATCAACTAGATAATGTTTTATTAATGAGTCCTGAGTTATTTTCAGAGCTTTTAAGCGAAGAATTTTATTCTTTGGTGTTGGTATATAGATTATTGGAATTAAGGTCTAATTTCGAAGATATGGAAGCCTATGAATATTGTCACGCAATTCAGAGCTTTTTTGATGAACATAATATAAAACAATAACGTTTCAATTAAAATAAAAAATATGAAAATAGAATGCCCGATTTGTCCAGTAATTAAAAAAAATGTAATAGGTTATCTTACAGATATCAAATACATATTTACAAAAGAATTTATACCAAAGAATTATCATAAACATTTAGGTTATTCTTTTGTGTTGACAATACCTTCAATCTTAGCCTTGATATTCTTATTTGATTTAGATGACGTTGGTGTTCCATTTCAATTATTTGTTGGTGGATTTGGAGCGTATGTTGTTAATTTTACTAGAGAATGGCATTATGGAAAGAAATTCAATGCACCTTGGGACCAAGTTGATATTCATATGGGAAGTTATGGTGGTATCTTAGGTGCTGCAGTAGCACTATTAATAATAAATGTTTTATAGATAAAATTTAAAAGCTCCTAACTAGGAGCTTTTATTATTTATAATTTTTTGTTCAGCTATTTTTGCAACTGATTCAGCTTCATCTTGATTTTTAAATATACCGTAATATTTTCGTTCATCTTTTAATTTAGTTAGTACAATCCATTTTGAAAGATTTTTGTGCCAATAACAATATTTTTGTTGTGATTTAGGTTTTGGTTGATTCAATTTTTCTTGTTTAGATTTTTCTTTACTTAACTTTTTCATTTTGTTAATATCTTGTTCAATTTTTTTTGCAACTGATTCAGCTTCATCTTGATTTTTAAAACAACCATAATATTTTCGTTCATCTTTTAATTTAGTTGTAACAATCCATTTTGAAAGATTTTTATTCCAACAGCAATATTTTTGTTGTGATTTAGGTTGATTCAAATCTTTTTTTTTAGGTATATAATTTCCAGTAAATCTTTTTTTAATTTTCTTTCTAAGGCTACCTAATCTATGATAGATAACTGCTGGTGACACATTAAATATTTTAGCAATTTCTACTTGTTTTAAATTATCTTTATAACACAAATTTATAAGTTTAATTTCTTCTGATTTAAGATTTGATATAATATATTTTAATTTTTCCATTTTGTTAAACATATCATCATCATATTCTTCATCATCATATTCATCAGCAATTAAATCAACCAACGAAAAATCATCATCAAGTGGTTCATCAAATGAATGATATGTTGGAAAATCAGGTCCTTCATCAGATAAGAATTCTTTTGTTTTTCTAGAACCATATGTTATAGTGTGTTGTTTATAATTAAGATACATAAGCATACCACCTTTGATATATCTCCCTATATATGAATGGAAATTTCCACTATCTGGGTTATAACGTTCTTTGGCTAAGAAAAGATATATTTGACCCTCTTGTATTAGTTCTTTGTTGATGTATTCATCATTGGTTAATGATTGTGCTATTTTGTATATATAACCTTTATATGTTAATAATAGTTCTTCAATCGTTTGTTCTTCTAATGGTTTTTTTTCTGTATTCATAAAATGTAACTTCTGATAAAAATATAATTTATCAGCTAAAAATGTAAATGTTATAACGCTTATAATTATAAGCTAAAAATAAAAAGGGACCAGTTGGTCCCTTAATTGTTTATTGTACTATATGTGAGACGACACTTTCTTCTCGTGCTACCAACACACCATCAACATAAATTGATATCATTGGGTGATAGGTTTCAACATCATCAAATACTTGACCAGCGATTTTTTGACCAGTATTTAAAGTAATTTCATATGATGTTGCTCTGTTTGTCGTAACTGGTTGGTCATTAACTCTAACGTTCATAAAGAAATTACCCCAAGGGTTTTCAAAAACTACTTTACAAATATGACTTGTAAATGGTAACCCATTTGGATTTGATGAGATTGAGTCATCAGTTGAACAGCTTGTTAAGCTAAATAAAATGGCCAAGGCCATTACTTTGATTGTTTTCATAATTATTCTTTTATTAAATTAGTTAATCTTTCGGTTGGTGTTGTAGTTCTAGTACGAAATTGACCTTGTACATTACATTTAATCATATCCATTTCGCATAATTTATCTAATGTATCAACTACTTTATTTCTTGATAAGCCAGTAGCAGCACCTATTTCTTGTGATGTTAGTTTGCATTCACCAAACATAAGGTTATCAACGATAACTATAATAATAAGTTTATCTTGTGGTGTTAGGTCTTTTTGTTTTAATAATTTTGTCATTTGTTTTGTGGTTTTATTTTTATTGTTATTTAGTTATTACAAATCCATTTATTTAAAAGACTTGGTTCTATTTCAGTTGAAATGATATAAGTTTCAACGTTTATAATTTCATCATTTACTTTTGTTGTTTTTTTATATTTATGAAAATCATTTTGCATATTTGTTTCACTATATTCAGTTATCACATATGGTAATTCTTCAGTATAAGTACAAATTTTATTTTCAATGATTGGTGTTGTATTTTCAACACCATTTGTTTTTGGTTCTTCGATTGGTTCTGCAGAACAACTTACCATCAATAAGAAGAAAGCTGTAATGATTGCTGTGAGTATTAATCTTAATTTATTCATAATTTCTAATTTTTGTTTTATTATTTGTGGTTTTTAATTGGCCTTGGTGAGAGGGAAAAACCACTAACCCTCTCGGCCTTAAGTATGTCACTACTTATTATTCTTTATTATAAATATCTGAAGTTTTTGAAAAACCTGGATTATGATACAAATTCTTTTAAATAATCTATTTTATTATGTTGTCCTTTCATTAAATCTAATAACTCAATATTAAAATTTATTTGAGATGTTTTTCTTTTAAGTCTATTTTCTAAACCAAGTTTACCTTCAATTAAATTCATATAAGGTATAAGTAACTTTGGAATATAAAATTGATAAATACTTTTATATTCAGATAACTCTCTAATATTAGTTGGAGTTAAATCATTTAGTTTAATATCCTTTATTTCTTCATTATCTTCGTTTTGCGGAACGATAATATCAACTTGGTCCTCTTCTATTACTTCAGTTGAAATTGTTGCTTCTATCGCTTCTTTTTTAGTTGATGGTTTAGATGGTTCAACACCATCATTAAGCTTTTTTGGTCGCCCACCTCTTTTACCATTTTCTTGATTAGCTTTTACTTTAACATCGTAATTTTCTTTTAACTTATTTAAGTTTGGTAAAATACCTTTCCATATACCTTTAAGGTAACGGTCCTCAAATTCTACTTCTTCACCTTTTCTAAATGAGTTTAATGCTTTGAAAAGAAGTCCAGCTTCTTCGTTTGTAAGTTCATCTAACATATCGAAGATTGAACCATAAATTAATAAATTTTCCATAATTTTGTTTTATTTTGGTTTGGCCGCATGCGGCCATTATTATTTCCATATTCTTCTTTTAGGTTTTATTGGGGAAACCAAGGTGGGTTATGGAGCCCACCTAAACCCCTTTGAGTTGATATTAATCTAACTCTGCTAGTCTATCGATAAGTTGATAGTTAATTCTTTTATAACGGAATGAACCGTTTGTTTTATAGATATGTTGAAATGTGCATCCAACAACATCAGCAGCTTGTTTAACTGTTTGGTATCTTCCTAATTCAATACCTTCTTTTAATAAAATAAATCTTTTCATTTCTTTGTGGTTTTATTTTTTTGTTATGTTGAAGGTTATTTCAAACCCTACGTTAATAAATATATGCAAAGATATGAAAAGTTTCAAATAAGTCAAGTTTTTTATTGATTATTTTCAAATTATTTTATAAAGTATTGATTTACTTGAAGTTACATATTAAATATTTTTATTAAAAAGTTGAATATTCTTACATTTTATTTTGAGTTGAAAGATTTGTTTTTACTGAGGGGTAGATTTGTTTCCACTGGTAGGGGTGGATTTAAATCCACTGGTAAGTATATTACCTTATATAATATTAATAACCCACTGGGTTTTAAATAACCCAAATAACCCAGATGGTTTTTTAAAAACCCAAATAACCTTAAAGAGAAAGATAAAGATAAAGATAAAGAAATAGATAAAGAAATAGATAAAGAAATAGATAAAGAAATAGATATATGGAAAAAAATAATTATTTTATATTATATACAATTTTTTTTTTGATTTTTTTTATTAACAGTCAGATAACTGTTGATAAAATATTTAAATGAAATTGATATCAACTATATCTTTTTTAAAGTTACCATATATTTATTATTAAACAAACTAATATCAATGAAAGAAACAATATCAATTGAAGAATTATTAAAGCAATATCAACGTTATATTATTAAAGTTGCTTCAACCTTAACTAATGATGATTATATCAAAGAAGAATTGATACAAGTTGCTAATATAGGGTTATGGAAAGCATATATCAACTTTAATAAAGCCGAAGGCTCTTTACATAGTTATCTTATATCTTACATTCGTGGTAATATGTTAAACTATCTTACTGATTCATTACGTACAGTAAAGCCTTCTGCAAAATTGATACATCATATCAACCGTACCGTAGGTGAAGAATTAGTTAAAACAGTTTCAATGGATATTCAAAATGATGAAGGTTTCACATTAGCAGAAACAATATCAACGGATGAAGAAGATAAATCAATGGATGACCAACAGGAGCTCGTTAGAGCTCTTCTAAAGAAACATCTTTCTGAATTGAAGACTCAATACCAAAAGATACTTTCAATGCGTTATATCGAAGATATGAGCTTAATTGAAATAGGTAATGAATTAAAGATATCAACTGAGGCGGTACGCCAGCAACACGATAAAGCTATAAGTAAATTACAAGAACTATTCAAGGTAGAACAAACCAACCATATTAAATATAAAAGAGTTAAATAAAAAAGGCCCGTTATGGGCCTTTATTATTTTTTAGATGGTGACATATCAAAATGTTGAGATAATGTCTCAAGTAAATCAAAAATGCTATCACCGAAGTTATAACAGGAAAATATAAAATCATCATCAAAGTTAAATTTAGAATTTGATAATAAAGTTATATCAATACTTATAAAAGATTTTTTAAAAGCAATATCATAATCCTTGGTTAAATTATATTGATAATCAATTATAGTTGATTTAAGCTCATCAAAATATAAATCTGATAATTGATACTTGTTTGCAATTATCCTTCTTCTAATAGCAGCTATGGAGCTCTCAAGACTTTCAGTCACCGTAATCCAAGTTTCTAATCTAACGTAAGCTGCAGTACAATTCTTTTTATCAATGGTACCAACCAATATTTTACCATTTTTGTGTTTAAATTTTTTAAGACCACCTAATTTTTTTTCTTCCATAAAACGTATTTTTTATACAAAAATACGATATTAAATTGATATATCCAAATTATTTTCAATTTATTTTCATCAAATCCAGGTTTTCTCAAAACTCACACATATTTATTAGTATACAACAATAACAATGGCCGCATGCGGCCAAAACTAAAAACCACAAACAATGGCAACACAATACCAAAAAGATGATGAAAAAGGAAGAGAAATCTTCAAAGCATTTACATTAGAAAATCCAGAATTCAAATTCATTAAAGAAGCAAAAAAAGAAAACAGTCCTTGGGATGTTTCTTACACCCATAAGAAAGAAAATTTTATAGGTGAAATAAAAGTAAGATATTATCAAAGCACAACTTATGATTGGTTTTTACAGATGGATAAACTAAAAAAATTAAAAGAACTTCAAGCAAAAATACCTGGTTCTAGAATTAGTTATATCAATTTTTTTACGGATAACATAACCCTGATTTGGAATCTTGATGAAATTGACTTTTCAAAAATAGAAACAGGAATCAGAGAATTACCAGAAAACGATTATAGTGATAAAAAAGTTCTTAAACCAGTTTATCTATTACCGCATAGTTTAGCTCAAAAATTCGAAACAGAGCAATCAAAAAGCATCTTCAACAAAATAGAAGAATTGAAAGCAAAATATCAACAAGATGAAGAAGAAGATAAATTTCCTTTCTAAAAAAACTTGACAATAACATAAAACCTAGTATAATTAAAATATGAAAACACCAACACTTAGAACAAAATTAGCTGACGCTCCAGATGATATAACAAGAGAAATCATCAGATTGTTAAGAAAATTAAAAAAATCACAAACAGAACTACAAAAAACTATTAATTCATATGAAACAGATAAATAACGAAATACAATGGATTGAGATTGAAATGCATCTGAATAACCAAATAAGAAATATCAACGTTCTAGAAGCTTTAAAATACTTTCTAGACTTAGGTTTCGATGAAGCAGAACTTTCAATCTTTGATAACCCAGAATTAGAACTACTAGATAAATGGCAAGCATATGTAGCAGTTTTATTAAGCATCAATAAAGTATGTTTAGAAGAAGAAAAATATGAAATAATGATTTTGATTCGCAGAGCATTTGAAAAACAAAATAGAATAATAAGAAGACTTTTCAGTGAAGAAAAAACTCCAGTTGAAGAAACCCTTTGGGAATTAGAATTTACTCAAAACTATTTTTATGCAACGTTACAATCACAAGTAGATAACCTTCAAAATAACAATAAAAAATAAAACAAAAAACAAATGAATAGATTAGATGATGCAATTACTTTAAAAAGTAAAACCAATAATTTTGTTAAAACTAATAATTTAACAACTGAAGAATACAACTCAATTATAGAAGCGTTACTTGAGATTAACATAAATCATATTACAAGTTATAACCAACTATTAAATAATTTAAATTGGTTTGAAATGGAAGATGGAACTTTTAAATATATAAATTAAAATAAATGGGAAAATCAATAAATGGTGATAACATTCCAATATTTAATAACTTTGATTATATTAATTGGTGGCCGTCACTTATATTTAAAGATAAAACATTGGGAGAACAGCTTGAAATAATTAAAGGATTTTTTTATAATGAAAAATCTTATTATATAATGAGAGATGAACCAATAGAAGTTAATACAGATATGCTTATAGATATGTGTATAGAATTAAATCTTCTAATTAAACAATATGGAGAAGATTTTAAAACAAATTAAAATAATAACAATAACCAAAAAATAAAACAAAATGGACCAATATTTAAAAGACAAATTAGACCAAATCAAAAGTGATAAAATCGCTAAACAAGTTGAAAAAATAATATCAAATTCAACAATGCAATATGCTAAATCTGAAATTTATGGAAGAGATTATTCTAGATGGGTTGGTGGATATTGTAGTTATACAAATGAAATTATTAAAGCATTAGAATATTTAGATTATCAATTTGCACCAGAACTAACATCTGAAGAACAGGAAAAAGAATTAGAAGAATTTGAAACTAAACTTAAAGAAGCTATTGATAATCCAAAATCATCATTACAATTACAATTTGACTTATTGTCAGATAAAGAATAATAACACCAATTAAAAATGAACACAGAACAAAGACAACAAATCGAATCTTTATTAGGTAACCAATCAAAATCGGCCCTAATTGAATTAAATAACATTAGACAATCCATTGATGGAGTAAAAGTATCAAATTGTTTATGCTCTTCAACAGCAAGAAAAGCAATAGCAAAAGACTTCCAAACTTGGTATGATAATTACCCTAAAGAAAATGAGTAAAAAAGATATGGATGAGTATTTTGTTGAAATACTACCAATGCTAGAAAAAATAGTAAAAGGTGTTGCTTACAAAAATAATAAGAAGATAGACACATACGTAGCCATTAACGAAGGATACATTCATATGATAAAAAATAAAAGCAATATTAAAACAAAAAAAGATTTAGAAAAGCTTGTAGTTAATTTTCTTAATATGAACATTATCTGGACCAACTCTCAAATCAATAAACAAGAAAGAGTTGGTGAACATAATGACAAGTTAAATGCTAAACATTTTTATGGTGGTTATGATGAATCAGATGAAACAACACAACACACCAATCTCAATCAAGAAGAACAAATAGACGAAATAGATATAGAACTTGAACAAAAGATTGAAATTGAAAAATGGTGGGATGAAAAAAAATCAATATTACATTTATATCGCAACCAAGAAGATAATAAAATAAAACAAGTTATATTTGATTGTTATTTTTCAAAAGGAATTACCAAGGGAACTGAGTTAGCAAAACATTTAAATATAAATAAAGATTATGGTTGTAAATACATAAGAGAAATGAAATTAGATATTAATACTTACTATAAAAAATGGTTAACTGACAATAATAAATAAAATTAATATGTTAAAACTTAAACCAGAATATGTTGGAGTTAAGATTTCACAATCACACCCAACAAAAAATATAATAATTACGTTTGATTCTGAAATAAATAATCAAAGTGAGTATCCATTCTTTTATGAGAATGGATTTTCGCATTTATTTACTACAGATAAAATTAAACCTAAAAAATATAAAGGAATAATCTAATGAGCCAAAAGAAAAAAGATAAGGACGCATTAACTGAACTAGAACTTAATTTTATAAGTATTTGGTTTAGCAATGGCTTTAATGGTACACAAGCTTATCGTATGGCAAAACCAGATTGTACCGAAGATACAGCACGTGTCGCTGCAGCTCGTTTGCTAGCAAAGGATAATATTAAACGTGAAATAGAGCTACGTAAGCTAGCAATACGTAACCGTGAATCTATTGAGTTAGGTTTTATAGTACAAGAGCTTAAATCTATTATATATGAACTTAAACCACAAGCTGCTATTGAATATAACGCTGATGGAACACAAGTCATTAATCGTAAAGATTATAAGAGTCTTATTTCAAGCCTTGCGTTACTAACCAAGATTGCTGGATTTGACAATCATATTCAAAAGGTTGAAGTTGAAGGCATCGATGAGACTCCTAAAGAAATTACCGTTAACATTAATAAATCAAAAAAGTAATTTAGAATGAAAAGTAAAAAATGTGCAAAATGTCAAATCGAAAAAAGCTTTGATGAAATGATAAAATCTAAATCGAATAAAAATGGGATGGGTTCTTATTGTAAAGAGTGTATGAAATCTAAATCAATTGAGTTTAGAATTGATAATCCAATACAACAAATGTTATCGAATACTAAATCATCTGCTAAAAAAAGAAACATTAAATTTGATTTAACTTTAGAAGATTTAATAATACCAACTTATTGTAAATATTTAGGTATTGAATTAGAGTTCAATGTTGGAAATGGATTACAACCACAAACTCCATCAATTGATAGAATTAATACAAATAAAGGATATACAAAAGATAATATTCAAATAATTAGCCATAAAGCTAATTCATTAAAAAATGATTTAGATATTGAAACATTAATTCATTTTGCTAATCAAATTTTATTAATACATAAATTCTAAATAACGAATTTAAAAGCTGGGTATGAATATAGAAGCAACGGAAACATTTGAAAGAAATTATGAAGCACTCTTCAATTCAAAAAAACGTTTTATAATTAATCAAGGTGGTTCCCGTTCTGGTAAAACGTGGAGCCTTTGTCAGTTAATGATAATCTATGCTTTAAAAAACGAGAACGTTGAAATAGCTATCGTTCGTAAAGCGATGGCAACAACCAGAGATACGGTTATGAAAGACTTCTTCAAGGTAATGAAAGAGCTTAATGTTTATAACGTTAAAAGACATAATAAAACCGAATCAAAATATACTTTTCAAAACGGAAGCACAATCAAATTCTTAGGTGCTGATGATGAACAAAAACTTAGAGGTTTATCATCAACCATTGTATGGGCCAACGAAGCTAACGAATTATGGTATGATGATTTCTTTCAATTAAATATAAGATGTACATCAAAGTTTATTGTCGATTTTAACCCATCTGATGCTGATAGTTGGATATATAATTTACCACAAGATAATCAAGTATTAATCAAAACAACATATAAAGATAATCCATTTCTTCCAGCGGAACAAGTAAAAGAAATTGAGAATCTTATTGAAACTGATGAAGCGTTATATACAATCTATGCGTTGGGTGAACGAGCAACAACCAGACAGAATATATTTCAACAATGGAATTGGATAACTGGTGAAAGACCAGAACGTTTTGTTGAATATGTTATTGGAGTCGATTTTGGTTTTGTCCATCCAACTGCAGCGGTCAAAGTTTATTACACACAAGAAAATGAAATATATATCGAGCCCGTGCTTTATGAATCTGGATTGACTGGTCTGAAGACCGCTGAACGATTCAAAGAGTTAGGGCTCAGTGAAATCATTGATATGGTATGTGATTATGCACGACCAGAAGTAATTGAAGAATTAAGGAACGCTGATTTCAATGTTATGAATGCTGATAAAGCCGTTCAACCAGGTATTGATTGCGTAAGAAGATTCAAGGTATATGCAAATGATAAAGATGAGGATTTAAAAAAGGAATATCAGAATTATATGTATAGAAAGATTAAAGGTAAATTAACTGATGAACCAATAAAACTTTGGGATGATTATATGGATGCCGTAAGATATGCGTGTATGCAAATCAAAAAGTATTATGTTGGTCAAGTTCCAATGCAAAGCTTTAACTAATGATAATAATATAAAAACAATAATAAATAAAAAATAAACGATGGCATTTCAAACATTAAATATAACTCTTGAATTTCTACAAAATCAGTTAGATGATACAAGCTTTGGTTATACCATAATTAATAATGGAAACCGTGTAACATATACTGGTGTTACATATACAGGAACTGTTGATACAGTTAATAAAACATTTAGAGATAATAGTAATTCTAGCAATGGAAACTTAATGTCTTTTGATTTAGACTTAACACCAAATATAACAGATAACGCTGCAATTGCTGTTGGTTTTAACGGGCCAGTTAATGCTATCAAACAACAATCAGATGGTAAATATATTTGTGTTGGTGGTTTCACATCATACCAAGGTCAAACATTATCACAAAGACGTATATGTAGATTGAATACTGACTTCTCATTAGATATTACTTTTGCAGCACCAGATTTTGCTACAGATTTACCAACATTAGAAATTGATTCATCAGATAGAATATATCTTGGTAGTTCAAATACTGTTGGTGGTAAAGGTAGATTACAAAGATTAAATGCAGATGGTAGCTTAGATACTTCATATGTTTCTATTGGGTTTGATAGACCTGTTACAGCTATTAAATTAGACGCAGCTGAAAAACTTATTGTTGCTGGTGTATTCACAACTTTCAATGGAACCGCAAGAAAAAGAATTGTTAGATTAACTACCTCAGGTATTTTTGATACAACCTTTAGTGGTGTTACTACTGGGTTTGCATCTACTGATGATATTCCAAGAACAATAGATATTCAATCAGATGGAAATATAGTTGTTGGTGGTGACTTCTATTCTTATAATGGTTTTGGTTGTGGAAACATAATTATATTAGCACCTAGTGGTGCTGTAGCAAAAGTACCTACAGATTTAGATAATGCACCAAGTGGAACTTATGGTGGTAACGTATTAAAAGTTCTTATTGATTCAACAGATAAAATATACGTAAGTGGTAAGTTTGAAAGATATGGTGGTGGTCCATCTTGTCATAAAATAATTAGATTATATAAAAATGGTTTTGACAACTGGGTTCCAGATACAACATTTGATGTAATCACTGATGGTTTACAAAGTGGAACAACTTCTTTTACAACAGGTGGTTTTAATATGATATTAAATTCTAACGATAACTTAGTTGTTGTTGGTAATTTTAGTAAAGTGCAAGGTGATGATTATACTAACATTGCCGTATTAAGTCCAACTGGAACTATTTCACCTGATGGCGAATTTGGTAATGGTACATTCACATCAACTGGTGCACCAGTTATTTATACCTTGTTAGAAGTTGATGGTAGATACATTGTTGGTGGAACATTTTATAATTACATTAATCCTAATGTTTATGAGGACCAATATACTATTCCTATTTCAACTACATCAGATTTTACACAAACAAATACATTTAATAATTTATCAGTATGGAATCAAAATGATAACATTGTTTATTCTGAAAATGCTAATGTAATTACAGTTGCTTATACTTATGATGATTCTGAAACTGTAGTTGTTTCAAACGTATTTGATATACCAGAATATTTAATAATTAGAGTTGATGGTGCTAATATCCCTAGTAAAGTAGATGTTATTAATCAACCTCAAGCATTAACACCAGCGTATAATCCAATCACATTTGGTTTTACTTCTTTATATTCAGTATATCCGTCATTTAGATATCTTGTTAATTTATATAACGCTGATACTTCAGCATTAATAGGTAAATTTAAAGTTGCACCACAATTAGATAATTCAGGTTATATTGATTTAAGTAAAATCATTTCAAATAGTTTAACAGTAGATTTTGACCCAACATTGTTGGTTGATGATAACGCTAGCAATTCATATCTTAATTATAACGTTGGATTTGGTGGTGAGTATGGTGACCAATGGAGATTTAATAATATAGAAGCTTATACTGGTTCTACAGGTTCAACATATTCTGGTTACACTAATTTATTTCAAACAAATTTAGTTGCACATACATATTTAGTTAATGACCAAATAGTTATTACATCTAATTCAAATACTGATTCAGTTAACGGTTTACATACTGTTGTTGAAGTGCCAGATGTTTATTCTGTAGTTATTGATTTACCATTTATTAGCGGAACAAACTATTCAACAACTGGAACAACTGTTTACGCTGATAATAGAAAAACAGCATATCCTGATGACGTAGTAGTTACAGGGTTAACAGCTTTCAATGGTGTTAGAACTTGGAATGATTTTATTAATTGGAAAGGAGTTAATTATACTGTGATTGATGTTACTGGTTCAAGTAGAGGCTCACAACCTAAATTCTTAACTGATTTACCTTTGAGTGGTTTTTCTATGACACCAACACAAGATATGTGGTTAGATTTCTTTAATGAAAACCCTTATAACATTAAATTAAACTTTATTACTGATACTGGTGTTACTGGTGAAACAGAAACTATTAGTGGTATTCATAAAGTAATGCAAGTTGGTGCTGGTCCAAATCAATTAGGTATTGATTGTGAATCTTCATCATATGATTTTTGGTTAACAGATGAAGCTGGTCTTCCATTAACTAAACTATATAAAGTTAATCTCGATACTCGTACAAAAATAGAAGACTACGAAATCTTATTTATGGATAGAATGGGTTCATTGGTTTCATATGCATTTCAATTAAAAGCAAATGAAAAAGGTACAATTGAAAGAGAAACGTTTAAACAGGTTGTTAACTATGTTTTATCACCAGATAATTATTTAGACGCTTATGATATCAATGGAAGAGGTACAACTGTATCACACGTTGGTTTACAAAAAGAATACGAATTAAACACCAACTGGATGACAGATGAAATGAGTGTTTATTTCGAACAGTTATTAACCAGTCCATTTACTTGGATTAAGATGAATGGAATATACTATGCGTGCACAGTAAGTGAAAAAGACTTTGAAGTAGCAAGACAAAAAAATAAGAATTTAATTAAAAAAACAATTACAGTTCGTTTAAGCAACGATAATGTAATAAACATATAAGTTTATGGCAACCACAAATACGATTACTAGAATA